CAAGCTTATCTGATATGTATGGGGATATTGTTCTGTTTTTTATGTTTACACCAAAGATCCTGTTGTTCTCTTCTGGATCATCTGCATTACCACGTTCCATCATTTGTGTAACGACAGTTCTTGTACCATCTCCATTATCTACAACAGAGTGTATCTTAGCCTTAGTAGAGAACGTTTCATCAGCAAAGTCGTGAAACACTTCAAACTCAAACCCTACCACTAAGTCACTCGTATTAAGCTCTACATCGTGAAGTTGTACAGTAACATCTCGTCTCCAGATAGCTGTAGGTGAAGTTGCAATACTCTTTCCTCCGTACAGTTCTTCCTTAAATAAAAAGTCTCCGTGAGTCTCAAGCTCTGGAGATAGTGCAGGGATAGGAACATACGCATCAGTTGAACCAAACACGTCATGGTATCCACTTGTTAGAGATACAAAGTCGTATTTAATAGTGTCAGGAATCATTCCTTTTGAATACACATGGCCATCTAAGTATTCACCGCTTACATACAACCCATTTTGTGAAGCTCCTTCTACCTCACTACACCCAGTAGAAACATTTTTATACGCTCTAAATGGTAATATCTCAGTATCACACTCTAACCAATATTCTTTTGTCGTATCAACAGATCCTATTAAAGGTCTCGATACTGTTAAGTCCTGACCCAAGTACCAAGGAGTTGGAAAGTCTGCAAGATCAACATAGAAGAATATTCCATCTGTTGTAGGTCTAAGCTTGATATCTATACCAGATCCTGCTTCCTGTTTCCATCCATCTGTTGACCATCTCGATATAGTTTGACTCTTATCTGGTTCAGACACAAGCGTTGGGTCTCCATATATAGTTATGTTCTCTGATGGGTTTCTCTTAAGTAATCCAAGATTGATAGTTGGAGAACAGTTGATCATCTCCTCAACTTGCTCTGGGCTTCTGTAGTCTGCTGATTGTTGGTTCACACCACCATAAAGTGAGTTCTTGTCTTGTGACACTATAGGCATTATAGACCCCTTGAGTTTACGTTTTGTCCGAACTCACCATTTAGCATATCAAGGTTTGAAGTTCTTACGTCACTCCTCTTTGCAGTGTAGAATGCTTTAGTCTCATCAACCTGAGTGTATTTAAACGCTTGACTATCACCTATGTACCTTGCACCGAATATCAATGCAGCTCTAATAGTAATGTAGTGTCTTATTGCATGAGGAATAGAGTTGAAATCTATGTTCCAAACAATAGATACAGTCTGAGGTGAATCGAAGATTACTGAGTTTGAACTCTTGGAGTACAGTAACCAGTCCTTCATAATTAGATCTCCATCAGCAGAGAACACCTCTAAGGCATTGTATGGGATACCTATGGTTCCATCAAGTTGTGGAGCAAGTGTAACACTCTCATCCAAGTTAAAGTACCATCCCTCTGAAAGTACTGCATCAGTAACCTCTTGGATAGTATCTCTGGCTTCTCTTGCTTCAACAAGAACATCATAATCTGCTTCCGATTCTATACCAAGCTCACCTATTGAGCGTAGAAGAATGTTAACAGCTTTTAAAAGTAGTTTTTGAGTATCTGGAGTTTGCATTGTAGCTCCTTATGTAAGTACCCCGAAGGGTACTGAGTAAAAAGCTTATACAGAAACGATCTGGCAAGCAGACTGAGGACGTAGTGGAGCCATTCCGTTTGAGAAGAATGCCTGTAAACGTTTAGCAGAAAGGTAATCTGGATCATCGACAACTTTAGTCTTGATGTCCCAAAGCTTAACGATACCTGCAGCTTGTTCGCCGAATACGATACATTCAAGTCCTGCATCTGCAGGGAAGTTGTTTGTCTGTACCATAGTGATTCCACCGATCTGATAAACTGTACCAGAATCAAAACCACCGTTACCGTTAGTAAAATCTGCATTGACTGCTTTATTTGACTGAACAAGCAAGTTGTAGTTTGATGGAGTCATAATAGCATATAGCTCACCGAAGTCATCATTCTCACGGATTGATGCAGAAGCTTCATAGATTGCACCAGCTAGAGCATCACCACGAGCTTCTGGAGTTGCTCCACTTGCAATAGCAGTAGCACTGACAACTGTATTCGTACCATTGTTTACAAGGTTTGTAGTAGCAGCAGCAGAAAGCTTAACAGCAGCAACAGCTTTACGATCAACAACATTAAGAAGCTTGCTACCTACTTGACGTTGGTTCATAGCCATAACATCGTAGTTAGCAACAGCAGCATCCCAATCGTCAATACGTCTTGCAACATACTGTGGACGGTCAAGGTTGATTACAAGCTCATCTTGTGTACCGTTAGATACTTTGATCTTTGAACCTGCAACGTAGTTATCAACACCAGTGTCAACATCATCTTCTTTACCTTCTACAGTAAACTGTGCACCTGTACCACCAGAGACAGTACGAGAGTCGATCATATCTGCAACTGTAGGACGGCGTTTAAATGACTCAAGTACACCAACGTGAATATCACGACTTAGTGTGTTTGATGTGTCTGTACCTGTATTAGGTGTTGAAGCACCATCGAAAGCAGAACCGTCTGCAACTGGGTTTGGAGCGGGATATGGAACTGAAGGAATTGTAGCCATAATAGAGCCTTTAATTTTAAATTTTCGGTTAGCCAATACAGTTAGTATGTATCAGTAAATAAAGATTCAAACTTTCAAGACCCTAGTCAAAATTGAGCAGAGCTTTAAGTATGCACTAGCTTATTAGCTAGACCTATGGTAAAAGTCTAGCATTAAAGATAGCGTATTGTCAATAGCCGTAAACTACAGAGTCAGGAGTCTTACTAAGCTTATTCATATAAGCTTTCATAAGTGTAGGGTTCTTTTCTGCAGCTCTACGATCCTTGATCATCTCAGACTGACTCTTATATCCGACATTAGTCTGTCTAGGAACCTGCGATCCTTCAACACGATTGTATTGCTTTGGTTCTTCACCTTGATTCGCTTTGTTGTATCTAGCAAGAAGTCCTTCCATAGCTAATACACCTACACCTGTATTCCCCTTAACCATATCAGCAAGGTTCATATCGAATGCTTGTTTCGTAGCATCATCAAGGTTCTCCTCCGCCCAAGACTTAACTTGTTCAAAGTTCTCTCTACCACCATAAATCTGATAAGCCATATTCGTAATCTCACGAACCTTATATGCACCAAGTTCAACCTCAGCCTGAGACAATCCAGACTCTTCCATTACAGACATCATCTCTGGAGTAACCTGCATATTGTTCTCAAGCATCTTTGGTACAAGCTCATTGATCTTGCTGATACGTTCTGCTTCTGCCTGTGCATTAGCCTGTTCTTCTTCCTGCTGTTGAGTCAACTGTTTCTGACTCTCCTTGATCTCACGCATATTGTTCGTATGCTTAATCTCTTGCTCTCTGAAGTGATCCAAAGCTGCAGTGACATCATCAAATCTACCAAACAGTTTTCCGTTCTCTGATGTATTAGCTTGTAGATACTCTTCAAAGTTTGGCTTAGCACTCTCCTCTGACGGTAGTACAACTTCTGGTTCAGGATTCTGGTTCTGTACTTCTTCAGACATTACATACCACCTACTTTAATGTTCAACTGCTTAAGAATATCTTTCAGCTCACTTTCTTCCTCTCTACAAAGTTCAACAGCAAGTCTGTACAGATCCTTCTCATCAACACCGTGCATTTCAAAAGCAGCTTTCTTCATTTCTGCAGCAGATACTCCACGTCCACGAAGATTCAAAAGAACTCTCAGCTCACCTGTATTCATCTTTGTTTTCATCTTAAGTGGTCGTCCAGTTGGTGATCGTCCATTAGCAATGTTGTATTCACGGAACTCTTCAACCGTCATACGAACACATCCTTCTCTCTCAGATGTCATAGTCTTTGCAAATGCTGATGCAGGAATTGCTTCTTCTGGATCACCGTTGATCTCATCCTTCTCATCCTGCTTATGCTTACGAACCAATGCTGATAACTTCTGTCCTGAGATCTTATACTTCTCTTGGATCTCTTTACGTGGAACTCCCTCATTCAACAGATCTACAATCTGCTTTCCTGTGATTTCTAATACTTTACTTTTTGTTTCTGCCATAGGATAATCCTTTTATGTTTAGCGTGTTGTTAGGCTATCAGCCAACTTATGTGATCCAATAAAGCTCAAAGGCTGTAAAGCAATCATTTAAGATGTCCCCCTTTCATATAAGATTATTGTTGTTGCTGTTGTTGTTCAACTGCTGCACTTGCTGCTTGTTGACCCATAGATTGTCCTGCTGACTCTGCCATAGATGCTTGACCTTGAGCCTGTACTGCAGCTTGTTGTGCTGCTTGCTGTTCTGCTGCAACTTCCTTACCAGTCTTAATAAGGTTTGTTGGGTCAATACTATCATATCTAGCATATCGTCCAAGCAATTCTTCGTCCTTGATCCAATCATTCAACCCAAGTGTTACAGCTCTGTTCATAAACATATCAAGTTTCTGTGCTTCTGCACTTCTACCCATAGCATCTACACCTGCAATGATATCAACGTCAATAGCTTTGAACTCTGCACCAACATCTTTCATAGCCCAATTAACACAAGCTTCAATTAATGCCTGATTGAATGTAACATAAGGACTTACCAAAGACTTCTCGATCTCTTTCTGTCGCTGTTGGATCTCTTCCTGTGTTACACGTTCAGCATCTCTAAACTGCATGATCATAAAACTGTCTGAAATGCTTGAAGCAAATTCTCTCTTTGCATTCTCCGCTGTTTGAAAGTCATAGTTCTTTCCGTGTTGGAAGCTTGTAACATCATCAGACTTACCAATAAGTACTGCACCATTTTTGCTCTTGGCTACCTCTCTAGCACTTGTTCTGCCACCACGTTCATCAACAAATGTAATAGACTTTGATGCAATAAGAGATCCCTTTACAAGAACCTTAGTCAAGTCGTTATACGAAGTAAGATCACCATAGTTATCTTCTACAAAAGGTCTATGATATTTCTCACCTTCAGTCCATTCCCAACCAAGATACCTGAATGGAACAGTCTTCGAAGTGTATGAAACCTCTCCACCAACATATTCATCTTCCAACATCTGATTCATAAACCACCTATCAGTAGTATCATAGTCACGTTCAACCATAGTGTAAAGCTTATAGGCATCAGTCTTTTTCTCATCCGTATGCTGTCTAAGTGATTCAGGTAGAACCATAAGCTCTTCAAGTACACAAATAGCATCAGCCTCACCCATGTCATCAAGTCTTACAACAAATGATCTAAGCTTGAACATCTTGTACCCATTTGGCTTCTTCTCAATTACACACGATCCAACAACAATAGCTTCCTGTGCAGCCTTGAAAGCAATCTTCCGTGTCTTTAATGCATCAAGCCTCTTGTTAATACGCTCTTGTTCAAAGCTTGTCAACCTATAGATCTCAGATAACTTATCTGGATTCTCAGCTGTAAGATCTGATAGTGCTTTAGAGTCTGGAGTAAGAGTGAATGCAGTACTTGCTGGAGGAAATGCTGCCATACCAATTTCAGATGAAAGCTTCTTAACACCCTTTGCACCAAGTGACTGTACGATCTCATCATCAAGATCATCAGCTCCACTAGAGCCTTCCTTCCTAAAGATAGCAGGGATGGTTAGCAATGCAAACTTCTCAGCTCTTGCTTCAAATGGACTCCTGTCTGTTAGACCCTTGTTGTAGAACTCTGCTGGAGTTAAGTTATCTGTAATTCTCATTGTTTTCGCCTTCTAAAAATTTGTATTCAATGTATCGTATAATCTCTATACGTCCTGCATCTTTACCACGTTCAAAACAGTCTTTATCTTCAAGCTGCATAACATCAGGGAACTCACCCTTTAGTATCTCAACCAATTCTTCTATCGTGCTAAGTGCTAAACTCATACCTGAATCCCTCCAGTTCCTGTACCAAATCCAAGAGTATTACCCTTCTTCTTCTTCTTCTCAGCATCAGCATTAAAGAATGTATAGTCGTTAAAGCTATTATCACCATCACCGAACTCAGCCTTAGCTGACTGATCCTGCAGATCTGCTCTAAGCAACTTTGCACTATTCGATTTAGCTAAAGCTTCCTGCTTTCTTGCCTGTCCATCAAGCTCTTCCTGAGTCTTCTTTTGATCGTAAACCGAATATGCTGTACCAGCTAAACCAATAACTGAACCTACTACTACTGCCCAAGACATATATTCTCCTTGTTCTCAATTAAAAACTTCTTGCTATCTTCTTCACTATACACGTTCTCTTCCTCAACCTCAGTATTACTGAAGCTAGTCCATACACAATCTTCAAGTGCTATAGCAACCTTCATACTACCTGCATCAGACTGCATAAAGTAAGGTGCTTCTATTTCTATGGCTTCACTTACTCCGTCATTATTCACAACTTGAAGATTGGTCGAGTACAGCGATTCACGATATTGTAAAAACGGTATGTGATGAGCAGGGTGTTGGTTTTGGAAAAGTTGGTCAGCCTTTTAGGTTGGCGCTCAGTGGCACAGGTAATGCAGGCAGTATTGATGTAGTGGCTGAGCTTGTTGGCAAGGAAAGAACCTTGGCCCGCCTTAATTTGGCTCTTGATTATATTACGCAACATTCGAATTAATCAGTTATCATTTGAGTTATGAATTTAGAGCAATTTAAAAC